GAGGTGCTCAGGCTGTTGGCCCGTTGTCAACGGCAAAGATCTTTGAGTACCTTTCGAGAGTTGTCAGCCTAGTAGGCTGATAATCTCTAAGTGGTAATCTAGATCCTAGGTCTAGAGCCGCGGGTAATTGCTCAAACGCTTCTAACCCGATGGAAACTAGGAACTTCCATCGACTGAAGATAGTTTGAGCCATTACAGACTTAACCTTCTCGTCGAAGGTGACTGAGAGCTGTTCCAGATGACTCTGGGACATTTTCTCAGTAGAGGAATAAACAAATTTGTTTATTCTTCTTCTCAGGTCCATTAAGGACGCTAAGACTACTTCTTCAGGTTGGTAAGCCAGAAGTGTTCTCTCGACCATCTTTTCCAGGTTATCACCTGGAAGAGAGAAGTTGAGACCGATAGGTTCGCAAAGATTTGCGACCTTATCAAACACCTCTCGTTGCCTTCTTGAAAGAAGACATCGGCTCCTCCGCCCTAAGAGTCTGCAAATGTCAAGGAAGTTGTCGTCAGACACCTTCCTCCACTTGAGTTGAGGTATTACCCAATCTCGAGTGATTATCTTGCCAGCAAACTCAGAGAGAATGCTGGAGGATATTGACTTTTCAGGACTCCAAGGGCAGTGCATCCGGTCAAGCATGGCAATGTATTTATCCTTGAGACAATCGTCTAGGATAACTACATCATCCCCAAGTACAAAGAACTGGTCGTCATATCGACCACCAGCCAAGTACAATAGGAGAAGTCCATGTGTCAAGGTGAAGGCTGCAAAGCTTGGGTAAAGACCCAAGGGTTGACCCTTCTTCCACTGCAGAAATCCTAGACTGGATTTCCAACAACCGCGAGAGATCTCTGCAAAGAGATCCACGTGTTGTTGCTGTGCCGAACAATTCGGTATAACAGTGCGTAGAACATCCATCTGAATACTCAACGGAAAAAGATCCGTTGCAGATGAAAGATCTACAGAGTGGACTTGACCACCTTTAGCAAGGTGTGACTGGATGTATGCATGTGCTTTCGAATGCTCGAAAGTACAATCCCAAGGTAACTGTCTCACCAAACCATAAAGGGTATCTCCGAGAGGCCTTAAGGCTTCTTGGTGGATCCTTAATGGAGATGCGACAGACCTCAACTTCCCACCTGGCTCTTGTAGAAAGTGGATTTCTCCACCATATACAGGTTCCATAGGGTCACGGGGTGTTAGAGTATCTAGAAACTTTATCCTTTCTTCTGCTCCGAAGAGTAGAGGACGATAAAGGTCCGGATACCTAGCGTAGAGATTCGCTCCTGCTGATGTGTTGAATAACTGGAGATCATCCAGTATCGACTCATTCTGAGGGACGGATCTCTGACCCCATAGTCGAGGTGCCTTCTTATTCGGAGAACCCGAATAAGTAACCAAGGGTTTGTGCTTAGAAACTATTCTACGCACACGCACGACCTGGCGTACAAACCTCTTGAATGAGGAATGAAATTCCTCATCAAGACCATCCGATGGATCAGCATTGATTGCTGATAAGAACTTCTCCTTCTGAGCTTCAGTCATGGACGGAAGCACATAGAAGGAGTAAGCCATAAAGGCTTGCAACCCTCTGGGGAAGTTCCGGTCACTTTTCAGTGACCACCGGATGAGTGATCCAATTGGACCAGCTATCTCTTTACGTCGATTCTTTCGAATCCAAGTAAGAGGAGATAAACCAGTCTTCATTCGGATCAGGTCCACCTTGAGGCTTTTCAGCCTCTTGATGGTCCACTCTACGCCTGAGTGAGTTTCCCATTTAACCCATTCCTTCAAAAGTGGAGAAATGAGTTGCTTGGGAATGCCGATGACAAAGAG